GCGTGCGTCAACGAAGGCTTCTTGTTTATCGGGATTGAGCGCGAAGCAGAGTACGTAGACCTCGCCCGCGCTCGCATCGATCACGCAACAAACAACCGGAAAGCATTGTGAGCCGCCACGCCAACCTCCCCTTCCACCTCTACGTGAACGTCGACAACCGCCACCTCGGCCCCAACATGCCGTCCGGGACCACGCCGGCCATCTGGCACGGCATCTACGCGCGCCCGTACCAGACGCTCTACTGCCACGTCCTGCTCGAGAGCGGCGCGCACTGGAGCGGCCTGCCGCTGCACGCCATCTCGACCACGCAGGACTTCAACCTCGCGCGGGAGAGTCTCATGCCATGGGGCTCGATGGGCGAGGAGACGGAGGCGTGGCACGCGCACTACATCGAGGGGCTGCGGTGCAACGTGCATGCGCCGTTCACGGCAGGCGGCCGGCACACGGGCATCATCGTCGACTGGACGGATGGCTTCTCGCGCTACCCAGCGGAGCACAAGCCGCTGAACCTCGTTCATCTGGACGCGGGGCAGTTCGCCCTGCTTCCCAACAACTACATGACGTTCGAGGACGCGCACTTTGTTGAACCGAAGGCGCGCGAGAACACGAAGCACTACCGTCGAGGTGAGACGGTCTACTGGGAAAAAACATGAGCATCAAGGGTCCAACCGCAAACGCAGTTGTTGCGTCAGGGAAGCGCAAGCGCGCTCGTCAACGCGGACGTGTCCGTTGAGTTCCCACCGATCCAGGACCCAGCAAGTTGAGCGACGCGCCGCGGCCCACGCGCGGGAGTACGAGCGCCTCCAGACTCCGGAGGGCCAGGTGCTCGACGCCCTGCCGGACGGGACTGTCGTGGTGTCCGAGAAGGGCGTCACGTACACGAAGGCGGGCAAGCGAAGCTGGGAGTACGCCGGCGCGTGCCGCGGAGCCTGCGTTTTTGAGTCGTGGTGCCCGCCGCTCGACTCAAAGATCGTGCTGCGTCGCGCCGTGGCGGCGGGGTGACCCCCCTCCGCGTCGCCATCGTCGGCAGCCGCGTGTTCCTCTGCCCGGACATGGTGCTCGACTTTGTGCGAGCTCTCCCACGGGACGGGTCCATCGTGGTGGTGTCCGGCGCGGCGACGGGCCGGAAGTCGAACCGGCACCTCAACGTCGACCGCATCGCCGTGGACGAGGCGCTCTGCCTGGGCATCCCGACCTACGAGATCCCCGTCACCGCCGAGGAGTGGCGGCGCCTGGGCAGCGCCGCCGGCTTCGTGCGGAACGGCAAGGTGGTCGACGACGTGGACGTGGTGGTCGCGTTCTGGGACGCCGCCTCAAGCGGAACAGCCATCACGATCCGCCTGGCGCTCCTCAATGGGCTGCCCGTCTACGTCGTGCTGGCGGATCCGTGGCTCGGCTCGCCCGCGTGGGTGATGGATCGCCTGGAGGCCGCCGGCCGGTCGGCGAAGGACCGGCATGCGCTTTTGAGCGTGTCTGGTGTAGCGCCGCCGCGCAGCACGGAGTAGGTTGTCGGGACTGGAGCGCTACATGCCCGACGACGCCATGCTTACCCCGCAGCCCCCGCCCATCCTTGCCGATGGCGACCTCTGGGCCGAGCTCATCTCCGAGGTCGACAACGCCTACGGCAAAGACCTCCTTGCCGACATGGCGGCTCGCCGCGAGTTCGGCATCAAGAAGCACGGCACCCCCCTCCAGGTGGCCAACGGCCGGGACTTTGCGGCCGACACGTTCCAGGAGGTGCTTGACGGCGCCGTCTACGCGTTCGGTGAGTCCAAGAAGTACGCCGCCATGCCAAGGATGGCCCGCGACTGGAGGGCCGTGGCCATGGACTTGCTCGACACCGCCGAGCGCATCAAGCAACTTCTGGAGACCGACGCGTGACCGAGGCTGAGGCCTTTGCCGCACTCGGGCTTGAGCAGCCCGACCTCTACGCGGCCCAGATGGCGGCAGGCGGGTTCACCCAGACCGGCCGCTCTACGCACACCCTCGTGAAGGCCGCGCTGGCGGCCATCTCCGGTCGCAACGTCGCCATCACGGCGGCGTACCCCACGGTGGCGCGGCGCATGGCGGACGACTGCGTCTCCATGTGCGAGTGCCTTGCCCCCGGTGCTCCCGTGCGCGTCCGTGGCGTGGGCCGCCGCGACCTCTCCGCCAACCGGATCCGTTGGGAGAGCATCGCCCTCTTCGACGACCACTTCTACCCTCACCACTCCACGCTCCCGCTCCCGAGGTAGTCATGCCCGTTTCCCCCATCGAGATCCGCGTCCACGAGGACATCCAGAAGTTCAAGGACCGCAAGCAGGCGGTGGTCGACCTCTGCGACGACATCGTGACCAACGAGAGCATCACGATCTCCATCGCCAACGCCCGCATCGACGACGCGCTCAAGGCGCGCGACATGACGCTCGGCAAGATCGGCGCGGAGTTCATCGACTACATGAGCGAGCACTACGCGCTCGAGGAGCCGGTCGTCGCGCCCGCGGCGGAGACCCCGCCGGCTGAGGCGCCCGCCGAGAAGGTGCGCCGGGCCCGCGCGCCCAGGGCGGCGAAGACGCCGGAGGTTCCGCCGGCCGTGGCTGGCCCGCTCGACACCGACAATGCCCAGCACGAAGAGACGGGCCGCTACGGGTGTTTCACCGAGCTCCCGCATGGGTGGGCCTGGTTGGCGGGCAGGTGCCCGGTCGAACCTGCCCCCGACCGCGCCACCACGCCGCCCGAGGTGGCCACCGCGGTCATTCCGACCGAGGAGAACCCCAACAGCCAGGTGACCTTCACCAGCCAGGGGCCCGTGGTCGCGCCCGCCAAGGATGTGGTGGTCGAGGTGCTTCCCTTCGAGCACTGGAAGAAGACGATGCCGACGTTCACCAAGTCGGGCGGCATCATCAACCTGCTCAAGAGCCAGCCCCCCGAGGCGTGGCCCGTGCTCCGTCGCGCGGAGTCTGCCGGCCTCAACCGCGACAGCATCCTGCGGCTCATCGACGCGCACGTCCTCGACCACGAAGCGCTGGCGCGCAAGTCCGCTGCCGCTTCCGCCACCCTGGCGCCCCTCGACGACACTGACCCGCCGTTCTAATGCTCATCGTCTTCCTCATCCCGACCGACCCGGCTGCCTCTTCGCGGAGGTACGACAAGCAGGTCTACCGCTGGCCGGTGGTGCCGCGGCGCGGAGAGCGTGTGGAGCTCCCCGATGACCCCATGCACCAAGGATCTGCCGGGCGCCGCTACTACGTCGTCGAAGTTGCCTACACGCCAGCCACGACAATGGTGGCCCCACCCGCCCCGGCCGGCGTGATCGCGCAGATCTCGCAGACCGACGTGCTCATCACCGTCGTCCTCTCTCTCACGCCACCGGAGTCTTCGTGATCGTCTCGCTCGGACTCATCGCCCACCTCATCGGGGACTACCCCCTCCAGTCGCACACTATGGCGACGAGGAAGGTGTCCTCCTGGACGTGGGCCGTCGTGCACGCGACGTTCTACACCTTCCCGTTCGCGGCGCTCCTCGGCGTGGCCAGCGCGTTCGGCGTGGCCTCGTGGCGGACCGACGTGGCGCTCGCCGTCATTCTGCTCACCCACGCCGCCATCGACCGGCTCGGCATCGCCAGGAAGTGGTGCGTCTGGTACGGCGTCGGCCACCCCGGGCTGTGGTGGACGGCGCGAGACCGGGCGACCTACCGCGAGGAGCAGGCCGAGAGCATCTACCACACCTGGGACGGATCCAAGCTCCACCCGTGGGTGCGCGGCGGCAACAGCCACATGCAGGACGAGGCGCGGCGCCAGGCCCCCGAGTTCCCGGCGCCACCGCCCTTCCTCGGCACCTGGCTCACGATCATCGTCGACAACACCCTGCACATCACCATCAACACCGCGGCGCTCCTCTGGGCCGTGTGGGGTACTCCGTGGATCTGAAACAGCCTGGCGGCATCGCGCCGCTCGACAACCTGCGCGCGCTCTCGAGCCTGGACGACGTGGCGCGCGACGGGTACCACCCAGCGACGCTGGCGCGCGTCGAGGCCAGCAAGTTGATCTGGACAACCTACCAGTGCGACACAGACACCTGGGCCCAGAGCGGCCGCTTGTTGTCGCATCGTGGCTTCATCTTCAACCCGCTCACGCAGAGCATGCTTGTCCCGCAGCAGTGGGCGGCGGAGATGGACGCGTTGCTTGTAGGTGACGCTCCGTCGTAGCGGAAGGTCGCTCGGCAACCCTTGCCGCAACGGGACGTTGTTGGTATGCTTCCGGTGCCTCCAGGAGGGGCTACACATGAACGATAAGCAGGCCTACGCGAACAAGTCCAACGTCACCTTCAAGATCGGAAACGGCCGCGGCGCCGCGACGGTGGAGGGCTACGACGCCCAGACCGACACCTACACGCTCCTCACTGCGAGCGGCAAGCAGGTGCGCCGCACGAGCGGATCCGTGAGCCCCGTCTAAAGGGCGAGCGCGTACGGCAGCAAACGAGCCTCGATGGCGACATCGCGGCTCGTTTCCGTTTTCGGGAATGGGCTGGTCTGCCGAGCGACCCCGTTGTAGGATGCGGCGCATGTGGGCTCAACTCGTATCGCTCGCGCGCCGACTCGGAACGATTGTGCTCGAGGTGCGAACCACCGTGCCGCTCACGCCTCCCGCGGGATTCGTCACGCTGTATCGGGACCAGTCGTCTGGCGCGCTTCGGATGGGCTTGTCTGACGGCACGTCTGTTGCCGTAGGCAGCGGCGGCGGCGTTAGCGCCCACACCGCTCTAACCGCGCTCGCCTGGACCTTGTCGGGCCACACCGGCACCGCATCGCGCCTCGCCGGATTCGACGGGGCGGGGGCCGCCTCCTACACGCAGATCGGAGCGTCGGGGGGCGTCCAGTCCTGGGACACCGACCTCGACGGCTACGCCGCTCTCTCGTCCACCGGCCTCGTCGCGCGCACCGGTTCGGGCACCGCAGCCGCACGCGCCGTCACCGCGGGCTCGGCGCAGCTCACCGTTGTCAACGGCTCCGGCGTTGCTGGCAACCCGACGATTGACCTTGCCTACGCGTCCGCCGTGCGCGAGACGAGTGGGCCAACGACGCTAGCACTTGGTGCCGTGTTGGACGGCCAACTGCTCAGGCGCTCGGGCGCCACCATGATCGGCGCGTGGGTCGCCCTCGCGCTCGTGGTGTCCCCGGACGGCTGCCTCGTGGACCTCGAAGGGCTCTCCGTCGCCTACCCGACCACCATCTCCTCCGCAGGCACCGTCGCATGAGCCTCGCCCCTCTCGCATGGCGGTACGTCGGAGGACAGGCCTTCGCTGCGGCGACCGTGGCCTCTGCCCTCGACGCGCTCTACGTCCTCGGGACGGCGGTGACCTACGCGGACGGGTCGGCGCGCACGCCGGGTAGCGGGTCCGCTTGGACGTGGAGCCGCTATCAGAACGTCGGCGTCACGGAGGCCTGCTACGCATCGCCGCCGACCGATACCCTCAACCTCCGCATCATCCTCGCCGGCGCAGCCGTGGCCGCCGTGCCGGTACAGACGATGGCGGTGCCCGATGTGGCCGCCGCGGGTACCATGCACTGCAACGTCGTCAAGAACGCCGGTGCGTTCGCGTCGTGGAACGCGGCTTCACCCTTCACTTCTGGGCAGACTTTCGGGTACTGGCGCGCGTGGGCGTCCAGCTCGGGCGCCGGCACCGTTCGGCTGTACGAGGGGACCGAGGCGGTGCTCGTGCTGATTGAGACGGCGGCGGGCGCCCCCTACGCCGTGCTGCTTGGGGCGCTCCTCGACCCCGAAAGTACCGACGTGGTGAGCGATGCCGAGTCCGACGGCAAGCTCTACGGCATGATCAACAGTGGCCCCACCAACGCAATCAGTAGCGCGCTCAGCTCGGGGTCAGGGTTCCTCGACCATTCGCCAACCGCCAGCAGCAATCACGCCAGTGTCTTCACGCCCGGCGGGAGCACGCTGATCACGATGAGCCGCCGCGCTCTCTCCACAGGGGCGATGACGACGACCGGGCTGAAGACCCGGTCGGGGAGGTTCGTTCGCGCGCCCTACGACTACCGCGCGGTGGCCTCCGCGCCCAACGACTCGGCCCTCGGCCGCTTGAGGGAGATCAGCATGTTCAGCGATGGCAAGACGGCGACCAAGCTCACGAACGGCGGCACGACCGTCGGCTATCTCGTCAGTGGATCGCGCTCGGCCGACCAAGACGCCGTCATCCTGGCGCACGCATGAGCCCGACTGTCGCCTGGGTCGCAGCCCTCGCCGCCGAGGGCCACACCGCCGCCCGCATCGAGGCGCCCCTCGTTCATCACGCTGACCTCGTCGCGGCCGGCTACGCGCCGGAGCCGGAGCGTGTCGACCGCGCCGGACACATCGTCGTGACGGACGCAACGGGCGTCGAGTGGACGGCTAACTTGCCGGAGACGTGGTAGTCTGCCGGCTCAGAGGTATCCATGCCTAACGACTCGACGTCTTGGTACAGCAAAGCCTTCCGAGTCGAAGGCCCGGCGGGCATCCTTGCGATGCTCTTATCGAGTGGAGTACTCGGCGCGACAGCAGCGGGCGGCGTCGGCGCGTATACACGCGATGGTGACCTCGCGGAGGTGGACGCTCGCGTAGATGCGCGCATGAGCGCCATCGTCGAGCAGATGCGCCGCGAGGCCTCGGCCGCCGCCGAAGCGAGCGAGGCCCTATCGGGCGCGCGGTACGACGAGATCCTCCGCCGCCTCGACCGGATTGAGCGGCGCTTGGACACGACGCCCTAAGCCTCGCCAGCCCGTTCTCGCCGTTGTACCAGACGTCCAGCGACACCCTACCGGCGGTGGCGCTGGGGCCTCGACGAATTGCTGCGCGTCAGGTACGCGTACAGCATGGCGACCCCTAAACAACGCGCACAAGCAGCGGCTCTCTACCGGGTCCGCCTTGGTGAGCGCGTGCGGTGGAAGACGCGCGCGAACACGCTTGAGGGCGTAGTGGTCTACGCAGGCCCGGCGCGCCGCACCATTGAGCGCACTCCGCCGGTGAACTGGAGCCCAGGGGAACGCGAACGCGCGCAAGCCGCGTCGCGGGCTGCCCGTCGCTGGCGTGGCGACGTCGCCGGCGTCATGGTTCGCGTTGAGGGCGCGTCGGGCGCGGAGTGGTGGTGTCCGTCAGAACTACGCCTCGAGCGACTCAACAGCCCGGCCGAGATCCGCGCGCTGCCGCGGCGTCCGCGGGCAGGTACGCCGTCTCCCGGCGGCGGAACCGATCGCGCACTTCCTGGCTACACTACGTTCGGCGCCAAGTACGAGGAGGATGGCGTCTACTGGTGGTAGCGTGTTGCGCAACGGAAGCACACCGGCTACGCTTTCCGCATGAGACACCTGCGCCTCGTCAGACGCGACCTCCCCGAGACCATTGCCGGCACACGCATTGTCCAGGTGGGCGAGATGCCGGCCGGGTACTGGCGTGACGAAGACCACGGGCCCGCGTTTGCCGCCCTCGTCTGCGACGTCGACGGTGGAGTGGTCGCGTTGATTGACACCGCCAGCCTTGTGGGCGCCACCAAGATCATCATCAACTGGAACGAGGACCCGCCGACTGTGACGCGGGTGACGGGGAGCGGGACATGAGCGAGCAAGGCCTACCTCACAACATCGACACCGAGCGGTCGCTCCTCGGCGGCGCGCTGCTTGCGGAAAGCGTCATCCTGGCCGAGATCCGCGAGGTGCTCGCGCCGCGCGACTTCTTCGCGCCGCGGCACCAGATGCTCTTTGAAACCATCCTCCGCCTTGCTGACTCAGGCATCACGCCCGACGTGACCACGGTGCTCGACGACCTCATGCTCCGTCACGACCTGGAGCGGCACGGCGGCGTGGCCTACATCACCGCGCTGCCCCAGGCGTGCTCAAGCGTCGAGAACCTTGGTGCCTACGCACTCCGCGTCAAGGAGCACTCCCAGCGCCGGCACCTGCTCCTTGCGGCTCGCAAGATCGAGGAGGACGTGCAAGCCGGCGTGAAGGACTTGGCCGAGCTCATGGACGGCGCCGAGCGCGAGGTGTTCTCGATCACAGCTATGTCCGGCTCGCAGGACTGGTACACCGTCGAGGCCATCGCCGCGGAGAACCTCCTTGAGCTCACGAAGAGGTCGAACAACCCGGGCGTGGTCACCGGCATCCCCACCGGCTTCGCGGACCTCGACCACAAGTTGGCGGGCCTGCATCGCACGGACTTCATCGTGATCGCGGCTCGTCCTGCAATGGGAAAGACTGCATTCGTACTGAATATGATGGTAAACGCCGCCATCGCAGAGGACATCTGCGTCGGCATGTTCTCGCTCGAAATGTCGCGCCATCAACTCGTGATGCGAATGGTAGCCGGGCAGAGCCGGGTCGACGCGGGCCGCATGCGGACGGGGCAACTCGACGTCGAGGACTGGCGCCGCCTGGGTGAGGGCACCGACGTGATCGCGTCGTTGCCGATCCTCATCGACGACACGCCGGGCCTCACGATCTCGCAGCTTCGCGGGAAGGCGCGCCGCATGAAGGCGGCCTACCCGAAACTGGGGATGATCGTGGTCGACTACATCCAGCTCATGCAGGGGTCCGGAGGCGCCAAGGAGTCCCGCGAGAACGTGATCAGCAACATCTCGCGTGGGCTCAAGATGCTTGCCAAGGAGCTCAACATCCCGGTCATCGGCTTGTCCCAGTTGAACCGGTCGCTTGAGTCCCGCACCGACAAGCGGCCGATGCCGAGCGACCTGCGCGAGTCGGGCGCCATCGAGCAGGACGCAGACATCATTCTCTTCATCTACCGCGATGAGGTCTACAACAAAGAGGCCAGCGCGAAGAAGGGCGTGGCCGAGATCATCATCGCCAAACAGCGGAGCGGTCCAATCGGCACCGTGGAACTGGCCTTTTTGGACAAGTACGTGTTGTTTCAGAACCTTGGGACCGCCTCGGCGGCTGGCTCCTACTACTGACCCTGACTTGACGTAGGGCGCACAAAGGGGCTACATGACCTACAAAAGGCAGGACTACCCGTGAGCAACCGCATCGACCTCGATCCCGAAACGTCCCGCCGCGTGCGCGTCCATTGCGCACAGGTTCCGGGCCGCAACCAGCGGGACGTAATCGCAGAGGCGCTGCTCCAGTACCTCGACAAGGTTGCGACGGCGGAGGAGCGGCAGGCGTGGGGCTCGACGGTGCGCGGTAGGACGTTGCGGAAGGCGGCGCTCGACGCTGCGCTCAAGGCAAAGGGCGCCGCTATTGTGCGCGAGGAGCCCGCCTTCCGCCTCCAGGAACTGCTCCCCCATCTCGGGGATGCCGGCGAGGGGATGTCAGAGCAGACGCTTCGCCGGACCATCGGCACGTTCCTGCGGGAGGCCGGGTACGTGGACCGGCGGATGCGCCTCCGTGGGTGCTCGCCGACCCAGTGCTGGGTGTGGCCAGGCGAGCAGGGTGCGCCGGCCAAGCGCACGCGCCGCGCCGCGGCGCCGTAGCGCGTGGACGTCCTCGACCTGTTTGCCGGGGCCGGCGGTGCCGACCTGGGCCTGCGCGCGGCTGGACACACCGTGGTGCGCGCCGTGGAGTGGGACGCGGACGCGTGCGCCACGCTCTGCGCCGCCGGGTGTAGCGAGGCGCGGTGCGGCGACGTGCGCGCTTCCGAGATGTACGAGGAGCTTGGCGTCGTGGGGCTCCTCTGGGCCTCCCCGCCGTGCCAGGACTGGTCGACGGCGGGGAAGCGCGAGGGCGCGGAGGGCGAGCGCAACGGGTGGCCGTGGACGCTCGACGTGATCGACTTCCTGCGCTGGACTGGGCGCGGCCCTCGCTGGGCCATCTTCGAGAACGTGCCTGGCCTGCTCCACCACCGCGGGGGGTGCCGGTGCCCGCACGGCCCGCCCGAGGCGTGCCCGGCGGCCTACTTCCACCGCTGGGTCCTCCCGCAACTCCGCGAGAGGTTCGCCGTGGTCGACTACCGCGTGCTGGACGCCGCCGACTACGGCGTGCCGCAACACCGGGAGCGTGTCTTCATCGTCTGCGGGCCGGTGCCCATCGAGTGGCCCAAGGCGACGCACGGGGACGCGGCCGCCTCGCGCGGGCTGTTCGCGCTGGTCAAGCCGTGGCGCACGATCCGGCAGGCCTTGCGCCTGGACGCGCGCCTGGACGCGCGCCTGGACGCGCAGCGGAACTCGGCAGCGAATCCCGGTCAAGAACGGCCCGTCACGCTCGACGATCCGTGTCCGGCGATCGGCGGCGGTGGGAACCAGATCCTATCGGTGCTCGGCGGCGGTACGAACACGAACGGGCGGAGCGTGTTCAGCGCCAACGCCGCGACGCGCAAGAAGTACCTGGACGTGCCGTCGCCGACGGTGACCGCGCAGGAGGAGAAGGGCACCCGCGCCTCCGCGGCCAGCGGCTATACCTTCAACGGCGGACCCGACCGAGCCAGCGACGCGGTGTTTCTCGGGGCGGGAATCCGTCGATTGACGATCGCCGAGTGTGCAGTGCTCCAGGACTTTCCGGAGGACTACCCGTGGCAGGGCACGAAGACGGCGCAGTACCGCCAAGTGGGAAACGCCTGCGCGCCACGCGTGGTCGAAGCGCTCGCGCGCGCTGTAGCGGCCGCAGACGCGGCGCCGCCGCGCACGGATATGCTCTCCATCGCCGTGGCCGCCGCCGACCACGCACTTCGCCCGAGGACACCATGAGCAAGATCCGCAAGACCCGCGCACCTACCTCCGCCGCAGCGCTCGAGCCTGCGGGCGGCCCTGCCGCTCACACGATCGTCGTCGTTGACCGCATTGGCGACGTAGCCGTGCACGCCTTCGATGATGACGGCAGCGTGGGCAACTGCCAGCTCCGTGCGAACGCGATGCCGGACACCGAGCATGGCGAGAGCGCTGTGTGCTCGCACGGCTACCAGGCGGTCACGTCAGGCCACTCTTTGGTCGTGGAGTAGCCGCCCGTGGCGCGCGGCGTGGCCGACGACGGGAGCCAGCGGCGCTACCGCTACGCCAAGGAGGTCGACCCGGAAGACCCCCGGTGGCGCATGCCCGAAAAAAAGGTTGTGGGGTTGTGGAAGCGGCCCGCCCGCCCGTACCAGCCGCCGTCTGAACGGAACGCGCAGATCGCGTTCACCCTCCTCTACGAACTTCACCGCGTGCTGCCCTCCGTGCGGAACGGCATGCTTGAGGCGCTCCGCGCGCGCGCTACGCCAACCGACTACCTCACCGAGTTGGCCTGGCCGGCGGCGATGATCTACCTGACGCCGGAGATCATCATCGAGGTGTTGCGACCAGCCTTGGCGAAGTTTTACAGGATGGAGGCTGCGGATGTAGTTCGGACTCGGCCCAAGCCTCCACAGCCTCGCCCACGAGGGAAGTCGGAATGATGGTCCCCCGGTTCGGCTCGGCAAGTCGGCCCTCAAGGATGACGAGCTCGTGCACGCCGTGGAGCCACACCGAAAATCTGCGTGCGGCGAGCTCATGGTACGGCGCGTAGGCGTAGCAGAGCGAGAGCGGGCCGCTCCGCGCCACCTTCGTCGTGATCAGCACGTAGTCAGGGTTGTAGGCGTCGCGCCGCGGGGCCAGCGGGTGCGCCGCCCGCTTCGGGCGCCCATGGTACCGCGTCGTGTAGTAGCGCCAGGTCATCATGTCGAAGGCGGCCAGCCACTCGGCGAACACGTCCTGGGCCAGCGGCCGCGCCTTTAGCGGGACCGACCCGAGGTAGATGGCGAGCCCGCGGTCGAGGCGCGCGTCGCGCTTGAAGAGAAGCGCCGTCTCCTGGACGTAGCGCCACATGAAGTCGATGGGGTCTGGCACGAGGATGCGGAACTGAGCCGCGCGGTCAAGCATTGCGCCAATCGTGGTCGGAGTAAGCATGGTGCAGGTGTAGCACCGTACGGGGTACACTGGGCGCATCGCCATGCCAGAGCCCCGCCCGCCCGCCCCGTCAATGTCCTGGGATGACCCGCCCGCCCAGGTGCGCGTCCTCGCGCCCGAGCAAGTCCGCACAGTGCCGGTAATCCGGGGCGAGCCGTTGATGCCGGCGTCATTGACGGATCCCGACGCCTTCCGTCCCACCGACAAGCAGGTCCGGTTCCTCAACACCGTGACGGCGTGCGTCGGCATAGAATCGTACACGTTTCCAACGTGGCGCGTGGCGCATATGCAGCGTTGCGACGAGAAACTCACGAACGCCGAGTGGTCGGAGTGGAACGCTTCACCGGCGTTCGTAAAGTGGTTCACCGACGACCTCACCTGGACGCCGACCGCGTCCGACGAGGCGATGATGGAGACCCACTTCCAGACGGCGATGTCGAGGAAGTTGAAGGAGGGGAAGGACACCAAGGCGCTCGAGATGCACGCCAAGATCACGAAGAAAATCGGCGACAACAGCGACCAGAGCGGCGGCGGCATGACCGACCTCTTGAAGTGGGCGCACGGCGCCGGCGCCGCATCAACCCCGGCGCGCAAGGTCGTCGAGGGCAAGGCGGTCAGCGGCAGCATCACCGATGACCCCTGGGGCGCTGCTCGCGTCGTCAAGGTGTAGATGGGCATCGAGCTTCCGCCCGGCATCACAGAAGCCGACTACCGCGCGATGATTGTGGACAACACGCGCTTCATCCCCAGGCTCGGCTTCACCGACAACCACGGCAAGATCCAGACGATGTCGCGCCCGTTCGGGGAGCAACTGCGGATCCTGCGCGCGTTGAACCGCAGCCGGAACGTCCTCGTGGTGAAGCCGCGCAACATCGGCTGCGGAACCATCGTGCAGGCGCGCGACTTCCACCACGGGTGGGCGGCCATCGACCCGGTCGCCACGATCGTCATGGCGCACGAGGGTGACGCGACGAAGCGGCACCTGGCTCGCTACCGCGACTACCACGGGAGCCTGCCGTCTCAACTGCGGCATCCGATCTCGGTGGACAACCTCAATACCTACCAGTTCGCCGACACCAAGGCAGTCTTCCAGTGCGCGACGGCCGGCGGCAAGGGCGGCGGCAAGGGCTTCACGTTCCAGCGCGCTCACTTCACCGAGCTCGCCTACTACGACGTGAACCCCCGCGACGTGTTCATGTCGGTGACGGCTACCCTCCACGAGGGACCACACTACGCAGTCACCGTGGAGAGCACGTCGAACGGCCCGGACGACTTCTTTCACGAGCTCGCGCAGAACGCGCGCAAGGACGCAAACTGGGAGTTTCTGTTCTTCGGGTGGCAGGAACACACGCAGTTTGCGATGACGCCCGCCTCGGACTGGAGGCGCACCGACGAAGAGGAACGCCTGGCGCTACAGCTCGGCGTGTCCGACGCGCAGCTCGCATGGCGCCGCGACAAGATCATCCGTGGCGGGCTCGACGCCTTCCACAAGTATTACCCCTCGACCGTGGAGGAAGCGTTCCTCTCCGGCGGAGAGTCGTACTTTCCCGGCACGCTCCTTGAGATCGCAGGCGCACTCGAGGAGCGCAAAGACCCGCGGCGCATCTACGAGAAGTACAACCCGCGCAAGCGGTACTCTATCGGCGTGGACGCGGGGCACGGCGTCGGAAAGGACTACTCGGTCATCCAGGTCGTGGACCACCTCGGCCGCCAGGTCGCCGTGTGGGCGGACAACACGACGCGCGCCGACTCCGTAGCTGACATCGCCTGCGAGCTCGGGATGATGTACGGCGGGGCGCTGCTCTGCATCGAGGCGATGGGCCCCGGCCTCGTCACGCTCGCCCGCGCGCAGCAACTCGACTACCCCAACCTCTACGGCGACAAGGGCAAGGCCGGCTTCCACACCTCTCGGCAGTCGAAGGAGCTTGTCTTCGGGCACGCGCGGCAGGTGATCGGCGAGGGCAACTTCCTCCTCGTCGACCGGATGACGGTCAACGAGCTCATCAACATCCGCGAGTCCGAGACCGGCAAGATCGAGGGCGCGAAGGGCAAGCACGATGACCACGCGATGGCGTGGGTCCTGGCGATATGGGCCGTGCGGCGCCTCCCTACCGGAACGCAGGGGGCTCACGAGGTGCTCTCCGAACGCATGGGGCTCGGCCAGCAACGTCTACGCGCTACACTCCCCTTCTGACGACATTGAGGTCCCCGTGCCTGATCACAGTTCATACTACCGCGAGTTCCCAGAGACCGCGGTTCCGTCGCTCCTCGCCGAGTTTGAAGCCCGGATGTCGCAGCGCATGCCGCACTACCGAGCGTTCGACGCTGCGTACGAAAGCAAGTTCTGGCGGCACCGCCGCGGCGAAAAGACGGACGCGCGCTTTGAAGACTCCTCCGAGGACGGGATGACCGTGGTGGAGGTCAACCGCGCCTACGGCTACATCGAGGGCTACGCCGGCTCGCTGTTCAACGACCGCGTGCGGATCACCGCCAAGGACGACGTGGACGGCCGCGGCGACGCGTTCAAGTTTCAGACGCTGTGCAACCAGTGGCTGCGCGCGAAGCGCACGTCCCGCCGCGTCCTCCAGGCGATCCGCCTGGCCCTCATGCACGACGGCTCCGGGCTCAAGCTCGGCACCTTCGACGACCCGCGCCGCAAGGGGATGTCCCGCATCGCCCTCCGCGTGGTGCCGTACTGGGAGCTCGTGACCGACTACAACGTGGTCGACTACGGCGACCAGCGCTTCGTCGGGCACCTGTACTGGATGCCGCTTGGCGCCGCGCGCAAGAAGTTCAACCGACCAGACTTGCAGGGCTCTACTCGGCCGGACCCGCTCTCGTCCAACAAGAACCTCTCCGCGTCGAAAGGCCTGCGCGCGCGCACCAAGGGCACCGGCGTCGGCTCCGAGACCATCGACGACAAGTTCGTCCGCGTCTTCGAGATGTACAACTTCGTGGACGACTACCAGTGGGGGGAGAGCAACCTCGTCACCGGGAAGCCGAACGCGAACTGGGAGCCTGAGTGCGAGCCGGACGGCGCGCCGAAGCCGCCGATCTCCGGGCGCTACGAGGTCTACCTGCCCGATGCCGCCGACTGCGGCAGCAAGCCGGTCAAGGTGCTTCCGCTCCCGCACGCCGACGCCGACGGGGTACCGCTGGCGCCCATCATGCCGCTCGTCCTCACCGGATCGCCCAAGCAGCCGCTGCACGGCATCTCGGCGCTCGAGCGGGTCTACGACCAGATCCGCGAGCTCAACGTGAGCCGCACCTTCAAGTCCAACGCAGTCAAGCGCAACGCGCGTCAACTGTTGGCGATGAAGGGCACCTTTGGGAAAGAGGCCAAGGAGGCATACCGCCGCGGTCTGGACGGCGCAATCCTGGAACTGGAGAAGGCGTCTGACGGGAGCGTCACGCCTAACACGGCGACGGCGCCGCTCAACCTGGGTACGATCCCGGCGGACAACTACCGCTACGACCAGGAGATTGAGAACGACCTGGCCCAGGGCTCAACGCAGGCGCCGTTTACCCGTGGCGAGGCTACCGGCACGTCGGCCACCGAGGTCAAGGTGCTGAACGCCTACTCGCAGACCGAGGTAGGCCACATGGGGTTGTGTCGCGACCTCGTGCTGGAGGAGGTCGTGGTCCTGCTCGGGCGCATGTTCATCTCGCAGATCCGTGCCGACGGGAAGCCGATCACGCTCCTCCACCGCCGGAAGACCATCACGATCACCGAGGCGGACCTGGACGCAAACTTCGACATCACCGTGGTGCCGGGCGCTACCACGCCGATGGCCGAGGACCGAGAGCGCCAGACGTTCCTGGCCATCCTGCCGACCATCACCGCGCTCATCGACAAGGTGGTAAAGGGCGACCCGATCTCGGCAATGCTCCTCGACGACATGGTGGAGAAGTACGGGCTTGACGAGAAGTACCTCTCTGACAACATCATGCGGTTGATGGAGGCGTCGAAGACGAAGGCGCAGGAGTTGCCCAAGATCAAGGCACAGCCTGGTGCCGGGAGCGCGCTGCCGGGCGCCGGCTCCTCGCCGACCGCCGAGATCCCCGACAACGCGATGGCAATCCCGGAGGACGTGCGCGGCACGCCGCAGCCGCAGCCGGGACCCCCCGGCACCAGCATGGGCGGGGGCCTGCCGAACGAGGGCGGCGCCGAGGTCGTGGTGGCGTAGCGCGAGCGGGTGTGCTACCACAGGGACACCATAATGCCAATCTTCGCCTACAAATGCCCGGTTGACCAGCACGTCACGGACCACCTTCACCGCGTCAGCGGCGGTGAACGTCCATCGACGGTTCCGTGCAAGACGTGCGGGGCGGATGCCCAGTTCACGCTCGGTGCACCCGCGCCGACGATGGGCGGCACCATGGCGCAGAAGCCGTCGGCGGAGCCGTTCATCGTCAACGTGAGGGGCGCCACGCACGACATCCGCTGCCCGGACATCGAGTGCACGGCGTGCAAGCATCGCTACTTCGAGGCGCTCCTGGCGGACGAGGTTGCGCCGCCGTGCCCAAGGTGCGGGAAGCCGGGCCGCGAGATGCTTGGCATCGCTGGCACGGAGGCGCCTGGCTCCTGGCCTCGCTACGACAAGGGCCTGGGCCTTGTGCTCACCAGCGCCGCGCACCGCCGGCAGGTGTGCAAAGAGCGGGGCCTGATCGCGATCGATGGCGACTGGGACGAAGACCGCCTCATGTCCGCGATCGAGGCCGACGTAGCGAAGGATGAGGCGACGGCCGCCGAATACTACGACCGCATCGAGCACGCTCCCGAGTACCGCGAGTATCGCGAGGCCCGCGACAAGGGCGTCTACGACTCGGTGCTCAAGAAGGAGCCGCCCAAGGCGTTCCAGGTGAAGACCAAGGCGCAGAAGCCGAACCGGCTCCGCGGCGTGAAGGTATGACGCGTCCCGATGCGGGCACGCGGAGTATGATGGCGAGCACCCAGGAGCGCGCGTGAACATCAAGGAAATGAAGGCGAAGGACAAGGCCGACGAGAAGGGCAAGGCCCCGCCGTTCGGCAAGAAGGCCGACGACGAGAAGAAGGCCGAGGCCTCCGGTCCGCCCGCCAAGGAGTCGCCGAAGCCGAAGGGCAAGACCCCGCACATGAAGGGCTCCTCGCCCATGGCCGAAGACGAGCACGAGCGCATGGAGGCCGAGGAGGGCGTTACCGAAACGGACGAGGCGCTCGGCGACTCCGAGCTCATGTCCGCCGGCGCGACCGCGCCGCAACCCACCACGCCGATCCCCATGACCGACGTCAAGGCGTGGACTGACGCGGTCAACGAGGCCGTCGGCGTGCTGGCCAACGGGCAGGTACCGCCGGTCACCGCCGAGCTCCCCGAGCAGGCGAGCGAGTGGAACAAGCCGCTCCCCGCCAACGTCTTCGGACTCACCGTGATCCTCATGGCGGCCGTCGCCCAGCAGGACCCGGGCGGCCAGTTCGCCAGCCTCACCTTCGACCCCGTGGCACTCGGCTCGAGCCCCGAGGGCGTGAAGGAGATGACGGACAAGCTCCGCATGATGGCGAGCGACCCGGCCCTCAAGGAGGCGCTCGGCAAGCCCGTCGGCGAGGTTGACCCGTCGATGGTTTCCGGGGGCGCCCCCTCCGGCGCGCCCATGCCCCCCCAGCCGCCCATGCCGGGCGGCGACAACTACCAGCCCATGGTGTAGCCGATGGCCTCTCTCCGCGACTTCAAGCTTCCCTCCGACGAACCGCAGATCATTGTCGTCGCCCCGGCCGAGCCGGCGGCGGAGGCGCCCGTCGTTGAGGTCGCCGTCGTGGAGGTGGACGAGCCTGCACTGGAGGGGGAGGATCCGGCCGCGGCAGCGGATGTCGAGGATCCACTCACCGCGGCGGGCGACTTCCGGGTGACGCCGGAAGAACTCGCGGCGATGCCGGAGCCTGCGCGCAAGCAGGCCAAGGCGCTCCAGGCCGACTACACGCGCAAGACCCAGGCGCTGGCCGAGGAGCGCAGGGCGCTGTCCGAACGCGAGAAGAAACGCAGCATAGCCCCAGGGCCGATGGCTGGTGGGGATGATGCGGGGCGCACGCTGGCGCACGCGGTGTCGGCGACGGGTCATGCGCCGCTGCGTGTGCTGCTCGGAGAGAGCGAAGATTGGGAAGCCCACTTGCCCATGCCGGAAAGGTTGGCGATCGACGATCTCTCCGACGACGACCTCTACGACCCGGCGAAGCTGCGCGCCGCAGTGAGCAAATCGATCGAGGAGGGTACGCGCGCTCGGACGAGCGCCGCGGTCAGGGCGCTCATCGACCCGTACCGGCAAGAGCAGGCACGCGTCGCGCAGGATGTGCGCATCTCCGAGTTCGTTCAAAAACACCCCGGCATGGAGGTGCCTGCGACGCGGAAGGCGATCTACGTGGTTGCCGACCGCCTGGGGTTGAAGGGAGCGGATGGCCTCTCAAGCGCCTACAGGGTCTGGGTGGCCGAGGGCGGCAAGCCGGGCACGAAGGCGGCGCTCCCCGCGCGCGCTGCGTCAGTCCCCGCCACGTCACCTGGCACGGCGCAGCCCTCGTTGGAAACCCAGGTGGCGGTGCTCACCCGGAAGTTGGCACGGGCGCCAGCCGACGCCGCGCGTGCGCTGGCCGCCGAGCACGTCGGCAAGTCCGGTCTCGCCGCGGGCGATCAGGAGCCGGTGATGCCTGCCGACCTCTCGCCCGAGGCGCGCCAGAGGTGGATCGCAGCGCACCCCAAGGCGGCTGCGGACATGCGGCGCCAGGGCCTCAAGGGGCTTCGCGCGCTGTAGGCCTTGACAAACGCGGACGGCCTTCGTACAGTCCGCATGCAGACATTGCCAGCGCGACAATCCTTTGGAACCGCGCATGGAAGTCCCGTCCTCTCACGAGAGGGACTCCATGCGTGTGTTGAGCACAGGTGGGGTTCCTCCAGCACTCTGGAGCCGCCGCCATGTCCGTCACGCTGAACATCACCGATCAGGAGCTCGCGACCAACGCCCTCACCTACCTCAAGGAGGCGAGCGACGCGACCACCAAGAAGACCGCCCTGCTCAACGCGTACGAGAGCAAGTACGGCGCTGGCAACCCGTCCGAGGACGGCGGCGACGTCATCATCAAGCCGGTGATCGTCGGCGAGCACTCCTCCATCACCCAGCACTCCACCGGCTTCGAGCCGATCAACATGGACGTGGCGGACGTGGCGGTCGCCGCGACCTACTACTGGGGCTACTGGACGATGCCCATCGCCATCTCCGGGTTCCAGCAGAAGAAGAACTCGGGCAAGGCCAAGATCCTCGACCAGGTCAAGGTCATCTCCAAGGCGGTCATGTCCGCGTTCATGCGAAACATGAACCGGCAGATCCTCAAGGGCGACGTGGCCGCGCTGTCGAACATGTCCTCGCTCAACGGCGTCGACTACACCACCGGCTTCCTCGAAGAGGGCGCCGCGGGTTCCGGACAGACCAATACCGTCGGCAACCTGTCGAAGACGACCTACGCCTCCATCACCGGCTGGAACAACCAGTCCGCGGACGTGGCCGGCAACTACAACGCCAACGGCTACAGCGCGCTCGACACGATCAACATCGACACCCAGGCCATCTCGCAGTCCAGCGGGTACGCGGCCCGCGTCGGCATCTGCTCCAAGTCCTTCATCAAGAACACCAAGCGCGCGCTCCACGCGAACGAGCGCTACATGAAGGAAGAGACGATCGACGGCGGCCGCATGCGCGTCACCTGGGACGGCATGCCGCTCGAGTTCGACCCCTTCATGCCCAACGACGGAACCGTCACGGGCGTGGCCGGCGCCAACGACGAGATCAGCCTCTACGCCCTCGACCTCGAAGGCATCTACCCGATCTGGCACAACGACGGGTACTTCGAGCTCTCCGACTTCATGCAGCAGAGCGGGTCCGACGTCAAGGCGGCCTTCGTCACCTGCATGGCGCAGCTCATCGGCGAGTTGCTCGGCTCCTCGGGCGTGATCATCGGCGGCGACACCTTCTAAGCGGCGGCCGGGGCCCCCTCACCGGGGCCTCGGCGGCTCGCTTCACCCCTTTATTCTGGAGTTCCCATGGGCGATCGTTCCACCCTCCCCCGCAACATCTCGCAGCAGGTCACGCTCGACGTGGGCAGCCTGGCGCCCCAGCGCACCTCGCGCTTCTACTTCGCAGCCGCCGCAGCGGCTGGCGACCTCTGCGTGCTCGATCTGGCCACCACCGTGGACAGTGACGGCAAGACCATCGGCCTCGGCTCCGCGGCCAAGACCTCGCCGGCAGGAACCGACGACGCGCCCATGGTGGTCGGCGTCACGCCCACGGCTATCCTCGCCGAGGGCTGGGCCGACATCGTGAACTACGGCGTCGTGCGCGTGAAGGGCAACGCCAACCTGGACGCGGGCGACCCCGTCTGCGGCGACACGGCGGTAGCCGGGCAGGTGCGCGAGTACGTCGAGGGCACCGACGGCAACCGCGTTGGCTTCGCACTCGAGGCCGACGGTGCCATCACCGCGGGCTTCGCGCGCATCTTCGTGCAGTTGGGCGGGTAGTCCCCACCCTCTGGCGGCCCAAGGCCATCCGGCATCGTCGGGTGGCCTTTCCGCTTTCGGGGTACACTCCTCTGGGAGGTAATCGTGCAGGTCTTCGACGGCATCCGGATGGTAGCCTCCATCACTGACTTCGAGCCGGAGAACACCGACTACGAGCTCAGCCTCATGCGCCTGTTCGACGAGCACGAGCAAAGCATCTTCGCGTCAAAGCCGTGGACTTTCGCTGAGCAGGACGCGGACGTCACCATCTACCCGGACTACACGACCGGCACGATCGACGTGACCAACGGGTCCCATCAGGTGCTCGGCACGAGCACGACCTGGGCGCTCGCCATGGTGGGCGCGTGGCTCCTGGCGCCGAACGGGAAGTGGTACCGCATCGGCCGGGTGGCCTCCACCACCGTGCTCTACCTGGAGCAGAAGTACGACGGCCCCAACGACAACGGGGACACCTACACGCTCCGCTGGCGCTTCTACGCCGGCCCCCGCAACATGGTCGACTTCCTGGGCGTCGCCTGCCGCGGCGGGCTCGTGGCCGTCGGCGTGAAGGACGCCGTGGTCGCCGCGCCCGGCACCCGCCGCCCCATCATGTATATCTCCAGGGCGGAGGAGCAGGGCTACCCCCTCACGGAGGAGCAGACCGGGCCTCCCTCCATCTTCCTGGAGGCTCCCGTGTGGCGCCAGCGGTCGCCGGACCAGGCGCTGACCGCCACGGCGGTGAGCGCGGGCGGCACGCTCACGAGCGGCACCGTGTACCGCTACCGCTATACCTGGATGCTGCACGGCGCAGAGAGCGCCCCGTCGCTTGAGGTCTCCGTCACCACCGCCAGCGGCGCCGGCGCGCGAAGGGTCGACCTCACGGGGATCACCGAGGCCACGGCGCTGGTGCCGCGCACGGCGCGCGTGTACCGCGCCGAGGGCAAGCAGGGCACGTTCTACCGCCTGGACGAGGGCACCTTTGCCGCCGGGACCTACAGCGACGTCGGCGCCGCGGTTGACCGGGAGCAGCCGCTTGAGCCCGAGGGCACCTACCAGTACCTGCGCTTCTGGCCCAGGCCCGCGACGGCCGAAACGGTCTGCCTGCGCTACCACGCGCGGCCGCGGCGGCTCTCGAAGTTGACCGACTCGTTCAACCTGCCGACCGAGTACCACAAGATGCTGGTCGACATCGTGCTCGGAGACGTGCTCTGGAAGCACGGCGACCAGGCGGGGAGCAACTTCTACAGGAAGCGGGCGCGCGAGAAGATGGAAGAGATGGAGGACCGGTGCTTGTCGCACGCCCCCGACCTCGCCGTGCGCCAGGTCTGGACCGGAGGGCCGCGGCCACGCCTCATTGGCCCCATCCGGAGGATCGGGTAGATGCCTAACGACCTCGTTACGTTCCGCGCGCAGAACATCGACGGCATCGACGAGCGGTGGCTTCCGCCGCCGAACGCAGCCGCTCGTCTCCAGGACGCGCGGTGGGATCCGCTTGGCGGCTGGGCTGAATGCGGCGGGTTTGGACCCATCCTGGAGGACGTGACGCCGCAGGGCGGTGGGCCAGACGTGCCGGCGTTCGCGGGGCAGGGGAAGGTTCATTCCATGCACTGGAGCAGCCGGCACAACGGCGGGCTCCAGGATCTCATCTGGGAGATGGGCACGGACCTTGTGCGGTTCGACGGGCCAAACCTTTCCTGGGAAGTGCTCGCTACCGGGCGCTATGTGACCGACCAGCCGTGGCAGCGCACTCAGTACCGATCGGTGGCTAACAACACCTGGATCATCAACGGCGAGAACGAGCCGCTGCGATGGGACGGGCGACGTATGCACACGGCGGGGTTCGCGTCTCCGCCGCCGATTGTCACCGCGGCCGGTCGGCAAGATGGGTTTACACACGGCACGACGTATCAAAACATAGGCCTCGGCACGACGCCTACTGACATTGCGGTCGGGACCGGCGAGTACGTGTACGCGATTACGGACGTCAACGAGTTTGGTACGGAATCCCCCCCGAGTCCGCTCTCTGGCGTAGTCAAGTGGCAGGTCGACGCGATCTCGTTCGGAGACGTGGGTGGAAAGTACATGGTGGCCGTCGACATTCCCGCGTCCCGGACGGCTGCGGTCGCCAGAAAGTTGTATCGCTCGCGCGATATGTCCAACGGCGAGCTCAGCTACGGGACCGAGTTGTACCTCGTAGGCTGGATCACGGCGCGCGACCGGTTCATCTACATCGACGCGAAGCCGGACGCCTACCTGGGACCCGCCCTGGACGTGTCCAGGTTCGGATGCTGGCCGCGGGGTGCCAAGTACCTGGAGGTCTGGCAGGGCACCTTCTGGGTGGCAGGGATGTCCGAGTATCCGGATCAGGTCTCGTTCTCTGCCCCACTCCAGTTCGAGAACTTCCCGGTCGGCAACTTCTTCCCGGTCGGCGACTCCGATTCGGGCGAGGTGACCGGCCTGTACGCGGGCAAGGACGCGCTTATTGTCTTCAAGCGTCGCGGCATCTACAAGATCGTCGGCAACCCGGTCAACGGCTTCAACGTCGAGACGCTCTGGAAGAACGTGGGCTGTGCCGCACCCAACAGCGTGTGCGACATCCCAGGCATCGGGATCGTGTTCGCAACCGATACCGGAGTCTACGCGCTTACAAGCACGGTTGGGGATGCAACACGACTCACGGAGCCGATGGCGCTTGGAATGCCGATCCAAGACACTTGGCGCACGCGAGTCAATGTCGGCGCCCTGATGAACGCCTTTGGCGTCCTCTACCATGACGACAAGGAGTATCACCTCTATGTACCGGTGGACGGGCAGCCGGACAACAGTTTTGTGTTTGTGTTCCACTGGGAAAAAAGGACCTGGACCACCCGGCCGCTCGGATTTCCTATGTCTTGCGGCGTGGAATCCAGGGACCATCGTGGGCTCTTGTTCCTCGGAAGCCACGACAACGCCGGGCATCCCGGCGTGCACGTCTACTCGCATGGGTGGCCAGACAAAGACGGCGTCGACATCGCGTTTTTATACGAGACGGTACCGCTCGACTTCGGTGGCCGCTACGACCAAGTGCAGATCAAGACGCTCCAGTTGTTTGTTGTGTCGTACGGCAACAACGACGTGAGCATCCGATACCGGAAAGACCGTCGCAGTACCTACGAGGACGCTACGTCACGCCGTCGCGACGCGCAGGACGCGCAATCCAACTTGGCAGTGTGGGATGACGCCACGTGGTCAGCTTCAAGCACCTGGGTCCGTCAGCACCCAGTGCCAGTGCGGGTTGACCCGAACATCACGGGGCGTGAGTTCCAGTTCCAGGTAACCGCTGTAAACCGCGTTCAACTTGTAGACTGGGAACTCGGCATCGTGCCAAAGGGCGAGCGGACGATCCGGGCGCTCAACATCGCCATTGGCACCGGCACGCCGGGGAACTCCTAATGGCGTGGGTCTTTGCCAAGCGGCATCTCCGTAGCGGCACCGTCGTCGATTGGCGCGACGTGATGGTCAACGTCAACAACATGGCAAAGGAGTGGAACGGGCTCTGGGACCGCGACAACATGCCCGAGTCGTTCGTTACGCGCGCGCGGATCGCCACGTCCGCCTTCAACGACCTTGGGATGGTCAACGTGACCACCATGCAAGAGGTTACGGCGGGGTCAATCACGGGCTGGTTCAATGTCGACGAGCTTGTCGTAGATGTCGACGCGTACGACGGCAGCATGGTGGCGGATGCGTGGGTGCAGTTTGAGTACCCGTACGATGACGGTGTCGGAACCGACGGGTGGGGCGCCTGGGATCATGTGGAAATGCGGCTTTGCATCGGCAACACCGTCGTGAGCGAAAGCGGGTGGTGCAGCATGGCGCGTCGGAAGACCTGTCTTTCGCTACAGGGATACTCCCCCACCGGGTCAGGAACCGTACGGCTCCAGGTGCAGGTGCGCGCTTATCGAACCGAAATCTTCCTGTTCTACAACTGGGAAGCTCCGCGTAACACCGCTTTGAACATTTACCCGACGCAACGCACACTCGAGATCACGCGCGGGGCGCTCGTGTATCGACACACGAAGCGATAGGGAGACACATGGCAACCGTAGTCTATACCGGGCTCTCCGAATACGCACCTCGCACTGCCGCTGCCGTCAACGACATCCTTGCCGCGTTCGTGAGCCAGTCCACCGCCTTGACGGCCAGCAACCTCCGCGACGAGGGGCTCGACGAGCGCGCAATCGTGGCGGGAGCGGTGGCAGGTGACGGCGACATCGTCGTGTACGAAGGAGTCGACGAAATTTTCAGCAACACGGCGTACGCGGTGATCTCCTACACCACGCCGAGCACGACATTTCGGATCGACAACGCTGGGACCGGATGGGCCATCGCCGCAGGTGGGTCGTTGCGGATCCGGTTTGGGATTGAGCTTTCCGTGGTCGTCCCATCCGTTAGTCCGTACCGCACAGCGACTGTTTCGTTCATTGTAGTGTTTCGGCGCGGCGGCGTAACAACTACGGTGACCTTGTCAGAGCAGGAGTATCAAGGCAGCCGGTTTGTGACTGGGTTGTCTCCAATTGACTCGTTCGGGGCAGCCGTAGTACAGCCGGCTGGCACCGGCGAACTGAACGTGTACCGAGACGCCGCTCAACTAACATGGTGGCTCCAGGGAAACGGCAACACGATTGAGTGGGTTGAGGTCCGTGCGGCCGTTACCAGCGGTAACTACACCTTGTCTAAGGGCGCCCTGCAAGGGGTCGCCTACTACCGGTAGAGCGAGGCACCAATGGGCGTCACGGTCACTACATTCTTGAACGACACCACGATGGTAGCCGCCGACATGCGCGCCAACCTTGAGGCGCTCCGGCAGTTCACCAATCGGGGTGCCGTCATCGCCGACTTCACCGGCACGTTTCGCAGCCGAAACTTCGTAAGGCCGGAATCGTACGGAATGCCCTCTCCAAGAACCGTGATGGCGTCCGCGGTTGTATGGGGAAGCGGCGAGACGGGAGCCGTTGTCGACCGCGCCTACGCCACCTACGACTCCATGGATACGACGTGGAGGTGGGTGCCTGGAGCGTCGCGGACCATCCTGGTTCCGGAAGCCGGGATAGCGGAGATCACGGTGAACGCCTGGGCGTGGCATGTGCATTCGGAGCAGGAGTTTCCGGAAGTGGGGACATACGACAACACGCTGCTTTACGCAGCGAAGATGGCCATCCGCGTGGGTGGCACGGTCCAAACGTCTACCGAGCGGCGCGTATGGGATGCTGGCCGCCAGCCGTTGACAAACTACTACGAGTCCGGCTTCTATCGGTACTCGGCCGTAAACCGGTCAATGTCTACGTTAGTGCAACTGGCGGAGGGAGAGCAAACAGTGGGATTGGTGAGCAAGATGGAGGAGATGACCGACACAGACGACCTGGGGCGCCTGGTGATTGGCGGTCGCGGGTGCATCATCGAGTTCATGCGGCGATGAGGCCTATGCTTGTTGGCGACCTCCCATCCGTCATCCGGCTGGCTGAGGAGGAGTGTGAGCGGTTCGGGCCGGTCGCGCGGTGGATTCAAACGTGGTTCGGCGAAGGGCCAGCCCGCGCAACGCTGGTTGAGGTCGATGGCGACGTAGCGGGGTTCAGCCTCTGCATGCCCGTCTCGCCCGAGCCGTGGTGGGAGTGTCGGCTTGCAGCCGTCGCGCCGACGCATCAACGATGCGGCATTGCCCGACGATTGCTGGAAGCGGACCAGCAAGCGGCGCGTCAAGCGGGGCGCGACATCGTCTTGACGGTGGCGGTCAACAACGAGCCAATCAAAGCCTTAGTGGCCCATCTCGGCTATCGGCGCATTCTGACGCAGCGGCTGGCGTTTCCGGACGGGACGGAGGCACACGTCCTCCGCTGGACTCACATAGGCATCCCGTACTCCGCGACCGCGGGGTAGCACGCGCCGTCGACGGGGGCCTGCTCGACGCAGTAGCTCTACTCGACGTCCTCGACCATTTAGCCTGCCTCCAGGCACCCGCGGTTGATAGCTACGCTGCCGCGAAGGCAGGCCGGCTCGCAGGCGTCAAGCGAGGCTTTGAGGGCGCAAGACAGAAGGGAGAGGAAGAGGATGGTGGGCATGAGGGTCCACGCCGGGTGATGCGGGGTATACTCACCGCGACGAGGTAGTGTATGGCCTGGATCCCCGCAGCTATTGCCGCCGCGCAGATGGTCGCGCAGATGGTGCCCGGCGCCGCAGAAAGCGCGAACAACGCCGAGATCAAGGAGCTCAAGAGCCGGAAACGCCGGGGTGAGCTGGGGATCACGGATCAGGAGCGGGACGCCTACTGGAGCGACACGTTCGGCGTGGCGAACGCGTCCATTGCGCAGCAGCGCGCACAGGGAGACGCGACGCTTGCCGCGACGGGGAACACCACCGGCGCCAACATGGTAGCCCAGCAGCAGGGACAGATGGCCGCAACGGCGAAGGCTGCGGGGGCCGCCGCCGACCAGATCGCGAAGCTCGACGTGCAGGAGCGGGCGAGCGAGGAGCAGGAACTGGCAGACCGTCTTGCGGTGAAGGAAGGCAAGACGCAGCAGCGTGTGAACGCGGCGGTGAAGACGGCCAGCAACATCGGCGGCGCTCTGGGCGAGTACGACGGGACCACCGGCGAGCTCGGCCTTATCGACGGCGTGGCCCCGGTCAACACCGGTGGAATGACCGCCACCGAGGCGACGACTTGGAACTCGCTCTCCGAGCTCGCGAAGGTCAACCCTGACGCCTACAAGGCCTACCTTGAGTCGAACCCCGACTCGGCCGCGTTCGTCGCCAAGTACAGCACCCAGCAGTAGGAGGCGCTCATGGCCGTCAACGTCAAGTACCAGTACCGCTTCATCCCCATCGAGATGGGCGACGACTTCTTCACGGCCTACCTCTCGAGGTGGATGGGCGCGCGCATCCCGCTCGTGAAGGATCGCATGAAGCGGTCCATCCGGTCGATGCCGCTTGAGGATCTGCTCAAGATCAAGTCCACCTACGCGGGGTACAACACCGACCTTGTGGGCCGCGAGGTCGAGCTCGCCAAGACGGGCGCGCAGAGCGCGGCGCGCGCGGGAACGGACGTGGCGAACGTCCAGGTCGCCAACATCCGGGCGCGCGGCCAGGTGGCGGTCGAGGAGATCAGGCGGGCCAGCGCCATTGAGCAGATCGACAGAGACGAGGCGTACCGCTTCGCGGCGTCCCGCGCGGTCACCGAGCAGGACCGCCAGGCCATCAATACCGCGGTCAGTGGCATTCTCGCTCAGACGAACATCAACATCGACAAGGCGACGACACCGCAGGCAAAGGCCGAGGCCTACCGTGCAGGCGTCGCCCTTGCGGCCCAGGCAGTCGGCACCCTTGTGAACGGAACCAACCCGCTGCACAACGAGTCCTTGAAGACCGCCGTGCGCGACCAGTTCCGCACCGGCGTGCAGTACAACAACCTGGACCCCGGCACCAAGGACGCCTTCAAGCGCGCCGAGGACTTGGGGTATTGGTCGCAGGAGAACATCCAGTCCCAGCCGGAGGACGAGCTCTGGGCCGCCGCGGGGACGACCGACACGTTCCGCAACGCCGCAGGCTTAGCGCCCGCGCCCGCACCCGGCGGATTCAGCGCGCAGCCGCTTCCTGGCCTCAGTGCGCCGACGACGGTTGCGGGTGCTCCGGGCACGGCCCCCGCCGCCGCGCCCGCTGTCGCTCCCGGTGCTCCTCCCGCACCGCCGCCCGCTCCGGCCACCGCGACCGGGCCGGTCTCTGCGGCGCCTGCACCTGCGACCACAACGGGAAGCGTTGCGCCAGCAGGAGCAGCACCAGTCGCCACCCCGGGCGTTGCGCCAGTTGTCGCTCCCCCGGGCTCGACCAGCGTGTCCGCGCCGGTAACCCAGGCCGGCAGTCCGCAGGTCTACCGCAACGCGGCTGGCGGAGAGGTGCCGTCCTACGCGCAGACGGTCACGTCTGGCGTCCCGATCGTCACCGAGCAGATCGCCCGCAACCAGATGGACATGGCGCAGTTGGACGAGGAGCTTGCCCGGCGCGTGCGTGAGGGCAAGTTGGCGACGGGCGGCCGGGCCACCCTCGACCTACGCGAGCCGCGCCCGAACCGCAAGCAGGGCGCCGCCGACTTCGTGGCCAGCCGATCCGAAGGCCAGTTGACGAAGATGCAGCAGGAGCTCCAGGCGCTCATCGACGCGTCGCCTGGCGCCAAGGGACGCGAGGCGAAGGGCGCGCGTCAGGACGCCGCGATCTCGGACGTGCGTGACACCGCCTACCGCGGGACTACCGAGCTACCCGCCGACGCAGGCGTGGCGGCCGACGTGCTCGGCGCCCGCTCGAAGACGAAGGGCCAGGGAAGCGCGCTTGAGACTCCGGTGGATCCGCCGACGAAGCCGACTCCCGACTGGGTCGACAAGGGCAAGCAGGACGCCGAGCGCGCGAAGTTGGCGGCCCAGCGCGACGCAGGGCAGATCACCCAGGAGCAGTACGAGGCCGGCGTCAGGGCGGTGGCGGAGATGCCCCCCGAGGACCCCGACGCCGAGCTCGCCGCGCGCCTCTCGGCCGGCCTGGGCAAGAGCATCCCGGACGCCGCGCTTGCCGAGCAGGTGGCTTCCGTCGTCGCGGCGAGCGGCGGCGACTACCACAAGGTCTCCTCGATCGTGTCGAGCATGCCGACCGGCACGGCGCAGGAGAAGGCCATCCGAAGGGAACTTGAGGTGTGGCTGGACGACAACGCTGGCGCGCGCACCATGGAGCAGACCCTCAGCCCCAAGGCAGCGGCGGCCACCGTGAAGGCGGGGCAGGACTACCGCGCCGATGTCGAGGCCAAGAAGCGCCGCGACGAGGAGCGCGCAAAGGCCGAAGCTGCGACGCCACCGGGCGCCTACGCCGATCTACGGGATCGCTTCGTCGCGGACAACGTGGCGCGCGTGGATGCACGCAACGAGCGCGACGAGCGCGACGCCTCCAGTCCCCGACGCCCGACGCCCGCCTACACCGCGCCCGTCATCAACGAAGACGAGGAGTTCCGCGCGTGGTTCGACACCGTAGGGGAGGAGAAAGGTGGGCCCGCACAGGACGAGACTCCCGTGACTAAGGGCCCTACGCCGGTGGTTATCAACCCCGCGCCCGCCAACAAGACCAAGGCGGCCGACCCGGACACCCGCGCTTTTGAGGATCGCGCTCGAGCCCGCGGGCTGAGCGAGGCCGACGTGCAGGAGCTTACCGCCGCGTATCGCGCCAAGCGCACCGCCAAGGCCGCCACTGAGATGGGGATCTAATGGGAACCGAACGCGACGAAATCGACGACGAGCTTGACGCCCTCATCGCTGAGCGGAAGGCGCAGACCGCGCCTGCCGAGATGGATCCCGACGCCGAACTGGCCGCGCGCCTTGCGCCCCCGCCCGCGCCCCCGAAGCCGAAGGCGCCCGCGCCGGTGGCGCCCCGCGGAACGACGGCTCCGCCGCGGCGTGACGGTGTTGCGCCGAACGTGAGCGTGGTGCCGACCGCGCCCATGGTGATGCCCGACAACCGCAGCCCAAAGGCTACACCAGACGTCCTTGGGTATTCCGGGCCGCGCGAGCGCGTCACGCCGCTCGGGCAGTCCGTCGTGGGCGTGCTCAAGCAGCCGTCCCCGATGCCTGCGGTCAGCAATCTACTGGTTGCCGGCAAGCAAGCTCTCGTTGATCGTCTTGACCAGGGCGTGCCTATGCCAGGGTTCATTGGCGCAGGTTTGGAAGCCCAACGCCAACGCAATCAGGCGCAGATTGACGCATGGGAACGCAAAACGCGGAAGCCGTTGGGTCCTGAGCTTCCGCCCACGCCGCCCACGCCGCGCACGCCGCCTGTAGCCTCCCCTGCTCCAGCACGGAACACTCCGCCCGCCCGCTACGGGGAAGGCCCGCTTGACCAGCGCGCGAATCAGTACGATGCGTTTGCCGCACGCGAGGCGCAAGCGGCCGCAGCAGCCTCGCTTGAGGAGGCGAAACGCGCGATCGTCGAGGCCGACCTCATGGATGCGGACATGGTAGATGCACTGGCGAAGGCTGCGCCCGAGCGCATCATGGCCACCTATGAGAAACTCAAGAGCCGAGGCAAGTAGCACCCATGCCGATCCCTACCGGAGCCGCCCGCGCCGCCGCCGTCCGCGCTGCCCAGGACCAGTACGGCCTGAGCCCCGAGCAGGCCGAGGCAATGCTCCGGATGGAGGAGGCAGTAGAAGGCGCCGACGCGCAGCCGGAAGTCGCTCGCGCCGGTGCTGTCCGAGCTGCCCAGGACCAGTACGGCTTGAGCCCCGAGCAGGCCGAGGCGCTACTCCGGATGGAGGAGACAGTAGAAGGCGCCGGGGCGCAGCCGGAAGCCGCTCGCACCGGTGCCGAAACGACGGACGAGGCGCTTGCGCGCATGGAGCGCAACCTCGACGAGAGCCAGACCGCGCCTGCGCGAAGCGCCTACCTGCCGGCTACGACGTCGGCGCAACTTTCCGGCGGCGTCTCTCCGGCGTTGGAGACGCCCGTTGTCGACCCGGCGCTTGAGGTGCAGGCGCGCAAGGCCTACGTCGACCGGGAGCGCGCGGCGGGCCGAGGCGACGGCGCCGAACTGCGCGCGCTCGAGATGACGCAGCGCATGAAGACCTCGACGCCGGACTCTGGAGCGTCGGTCAACCTCGACGATTCAATCAAGGCCGCGCGTCGCAAGGGCATCGAGTCCGGTGCCCTCGACCCGCAGGGCCTCGTGGCGCGCGGTATCGACGCGGTCACCAAGAAGGAGTACGGCGTCGGCGCCCGCGCGCCTCTGTCCGACGCCACGCCACCCCAGCCGCGCTCCGAACTCACCGTCGAGGATCGCCGCAGCATCCAGACGGCCCGCCTGATCCGTGAGGGCAAGTCTGCCGAGCAAGCGCGCACCGCCGTCTTGGCCATGCGCGACACGGAGCTGAGCGACGCGCCCGCTCTTGGCGCGTCGGAGACCGCAGCCGGCCAGTCCGCAGTCAATCTGACGTTCAACGCAGAGACGGGGTTGGGTCAGGGCGTCGTCGACATCGGCCGCGGCGTGTCCTCGGCTGTTGGAGAAGCGATCGACCTGTGGAAAGACATCAACGTCGACATGCCTATGTCCATCAACCACACGGCCCTGGGTGCTGCGGCGTCCGGTCTTAGACACCTGGGGCTTGACGGACTTGCGGCGTTCGCAGACTCCAACAATGCTCGCGGCATGCAGATCATGGCATTTGACCCGGTCCCGGAGGTGTGGTCGACGTACGCAAAGGCGATGAGCGAATCGTCGTTTGAGTCCGCGCGTTCGCTTGGACAGGCGATGCAGTCGGCTGAGAGCCGCAACGCGGGCATGCTCCTGGGAACTGTTGAGGCCATCAACGCGATGCCCTCGTGGAGTCCGACGGGGATGGCTGCGGCGCTGGTGGGGCGGAAAGCTGGCGAGCCCATTCTCGACGTGAGCCCGGAAAGCAAGAGCTTAGTCTCCCGCATGGTCCGAACGATTATTGCCGACGCCGTGCCCGTTGAGACGCCGCAACTGCGCTCTGGGGCGGAGATTGTGGACGGCATCCCGGCTGCCATCGTCGCGGCTGCATCGCAGGTCGGCGGCTCGGTGCTGGGAGTGCCGAGCACTGCGTACGACGTGGCCATGGGCAACCGTTCCTACGGGAGCGCGACCCTTGCGACCGTGGGGGCCTACGGATCGGCTGCCCAGACCCTGATCAGCCCCGCGCTTGAGGCGCTCACCAGCATCAATTACACGATGGACCGGCAGGGCGCCATCAAGGAGACGGCCGTTGGCCGCGCCATGCGCGTCGGAGGGTCGCTTCTGGGCGGTGTTGCTACTACATGGCTCGGGCGCCTCGCCGACCAGACCGCTACCGAGCTCTACGGGGCGCAGAGTTACCGCCGCCGCTACGCGCCGTCCAACGTCAAGCAGACGTGGTGGAACGCCATTCTGCCACCGCTCCTCACCGAGAGCGGCATGCACGACTACGTCACGACGCTCGATCAGGGAGACAGCCTGGCCACCGAGGTCATGTACCTCAACGACACGATTGCGTGGGGCGCACCCGGGCTTGACCCGGAGACTCGGGCCACCTGGATGCAGGGCGGCGAGATGTGGAACGCGACCGTGACGGCCGGCATGTTCGGCGACCTGCTCCTGCCCCTTGACAAGTTGCCGCCTGCTGTGCTTGGCGGCGTGCGTACAGGCAGCACGAACTTCTACACGGGCGTCCGGGCTGGGCAGGCCGGCGGGATGACCACGCCCGCGGCGCTCACTACAGGTGCAGCGGCAGTATTCCCGCGCGTGGTCGATCGCGCGCTTCGCGGGGACGCGGCGTATCAGGAGGGGCTCGGCGTGGCGCGCCGCGGTGACGTGGACAACACCGACGTGGATCCGACCACCGTGGTGCAGGCGTTGATCTATCGCGACGCCATGCGGCAAGGCCTGGCGGGACGCGTGTTTGCAGACGCCACGCAGGGGCAGGACACGTTCAACGCACAGGTGCAAGGCGAGTACAACTCCACGCTCGGCATCGAGCCAGTGCAGATCGCCAACGCGGTGCGCGCATCGGTCGGCGCGTCGGCGCTCGCGACGTCCGGTGTGCACCCCCGCACGGCCGACCGCCTCCGCGCCCTTGGCTACGACGAGAACGGGATCGGCCAGATGACCGAGGCCGAGGGGCTTGAGGCCGCAGGCGAGCGCCGCCCGCCTGCCGTCGGACGAGACGTTCCCCCGGCGCCCGAGGTGTTCCCAGGCCGCCCGCAGGTTGCCGACAAGGCGGAGTCCTACTTCATCGTCGCGGCGGCCGAGGAGCGCGCGCCGCTCGGCGTGCTCCCGCCGACGGTCACCAACGTGAAGGACCCGCACGCGCGCATGGGAGCAGCATTCGCGTTGCTCTGTGAGCACTGGGGCATCGACCCGTCTAGCATGACGGCGCACGCCGCGCTCCAGTCGGCGCTCTCCGATGTCCAGACGCAGAGCGGCCGCTACTACAGGTGCCCACCCCTCGTTGGCCCGGTGCTCGACGGCCTCCGCCCGAAGAACATGGACGCCGCGATCCAGCGCCTGCTCAACGCTAAGCCGGAGCAGGTGTGGCGCAACGTCATTGACTTCGAGCGCGGCCGCCCCGTGCGGTGGGTCAACGACGTGGCGCTCGAGCGTCGCATCGACAGCCTGGCCCGGCGCGTCCCCGGCAAGCCTGGGGACACCCGCGTCATCGAGCTCGCCCGGCGCATCTTTGGGGACGACTCTCCGCTGGCCACCCTGACCGGCGACTACCAGGGCACCGGAACGCCGAACCGCTACCAGCGCGCCGTACGCGTGGCGCTGGACACGCTTGACGCGCCGGCCGAGCAGGTGGCGAGCGCGCGCAAGGTGCTCACGTCTCGCCTGGGATCCGTCGAGGGCATGCTCACCACGATCGGCAAGGAGTACGGGCTCGACGTAAACGTGCCGGACGGCGTCTCGCCGGACGCGTTCCTCCTCGCCAAGGTCAGCGAGCTCGCCGCCATGCCGATGCCGCCCGTCAAGGTCATCGACAAGGCCAAGCGCGCGGCGGCGGGGTTCCGGCAGGCAGCCATCAAGCTGCGGAACGCCGAGGGCGCGTTCCGTGAAGCCGTCCGCTACGCAGAGGCGGAGCTCGCCAAGGCGCGCCCGCCGTCGATGGGTGTGGCAGACAAGGCGCCGACGGCGCGCCAGCGCGTGCGTGACGCGCTCCGGTCAATGGCCGAGCGCAAGCAGGTGGCCTACACGCCGGCCGAGGTCGACCTCTACTTGGCCGTGATGGACCGCATGGCCGAGGGCCTTGTTCGTACCGGCGTACTCGAGAAGGCGGACGACCTCTACAGCCGCATGCGCTTCAAGGGCGAAGACCTTGCCCCCGACACGAAGGGCTACATCGACTTCACCGACTTCTTGCGGGACGGAGAAGCCATCGTGGCGCTGGGCGCCACGGCCGACCTCTCCACCGTGTTTCACGAGAGCGGCCACCTGCTCCGCCGGCTCATCAAGCCGGCCGAGATGGCGGGGGTTGACGCCTACGTGAAGGGGCGCGAGGGATTCACCGACGCCCAGGGCCGGTGGACGGTCGAGGCCGAGGAGTGGTTCGCCCGCCAGTATGAAGCCTATCTCCGCGACGGATTCGTGCGGGCCAACGTGGGCGATGGCGTCATCGGCGCCATCCTTGCCAGGCTCAATCGCATCTTCCGGGCCGTGTCCGAGGTGCTCGCCGGCATCTACGCCGACGGCGTCCTCGACGACGTGGCGGTGGAGACGCGCAGCCTGTTCGACAAGCACCTGCGGGTTCGCTCCGACGGCGCGCGCCCGGCCCCGTCGGGCACCGTGTTGCCCTCGCCGGAGCCGGTGCAGGGCAAGGCCTCCCCTGAGTCGGTTGCCCAGGCCGACGCGGTGCGTGCCGAGCGCGCCCGTGCGGCGGGTGAGCGCGACACGGCCCAGGAGGATCGCCGCCGCACCCTCGAGCGGGTGATGCCAGGCTTCGTCGACCGCATCGCCGCCGCCCTCCGCGGCGAGGAGATGGCGCCCCCGATCAACATGGCCAACCCGCGCGCGGTGATCGCGAAGCCGACGGCCTCGAAGGCGAAGCCTGCCACGCCCGCACCCGCCGCCGCGCCTCCGCCGGTGGCCGCGCCCGAGGCGATGCCCGAGGAGTTCGTCGCCGCAAAGCGTGAGCGCGACACCGCCCTGCTTGACGAGCGCGACCGCCTCATCGAAGCGCTCGCCGAGAGCGACGACGACCCCGGCGTCGCCGCGGAGCTCCGCGAGGTGGAGCGCCGCCTCGACATCGCCGCCGAGCGGAAGCCTGCCGCAGTCGAGCCGACCACCCCTGATGCGGCCGCGCTCCCGGAGAAGTCCCAGGAGGCAGAGACCACGGTGGCCTGGACGCCGGAGACCGTCGCCTGGGCGCGCGTGGAGATCGAGCGCATCCGCACGCTGGAGCCGAAGGCGCAGCGGGCCGCGCTCAAGGACTGGGCCTCCACGCTGATGAAGGAGAAGGCCGGCATCTCGGACTCCCGCATCCGCCAGACCGTCTACAAGCGCCTGGGCGGGCGCGGCCTGCCGTACGCCGAGGCGATGCTGGCCCGCGTGGAGCAGCGCGTGGCCGAGGCCACCGCCGCCGCTGGTCCGATGCCCGAGGCGAGCCCCCCCGCCCAGCCGGCGGGACCGCCAACGCTCTCCACGTTCAAGGACGACGCCCCGCTACCGGCGGTGGCGCCCGTGAAGCGCGGCGCCCCGGCCGGGGCCTACTACGACTACGCCCAGCAGAACGGTGGCATCGTCTCGGTCGACGCCCTACGCAAGCAGGGATGGGAGCCGGGGCGGGCGGGACTCCCCGCGGGCACCGTGTCCAAGCAGATCGGCAACGAGCTCCACGTCATTCCCCTCGACCTGACGTACGAGAACGTCGAGGGGGCCTTCACCTCCACCACGCCGCCCGCTCGGTTCTCCGAGGTGCAGCGCGTGATGCAGCCCGCGCGCTACTCGCTCGCTGGGGCGTTGCTTGAGAAGGGCACCGTGGTCATCGATCCAGCGGCCGCGCCTTCCGCGGCGCCGCCGACCCGCTTCTTCCAGTCCGACATCCTCCCCGACCTCCCGGACGAGGCCACCGCTCCGCTCACCAACCCGGACCTGCCCGCGTTCAAACGCTGGTTCAAGGAAAGCAAGGTGGTGGATCCGGACACGGGTAAGCCCAAGATCGTCTTTCACGGCTCGACGCGCGCCGGGTTCGACACCTTCTCCAAGGAGAAGATGGACAACAACGCTCTCTTTGGGCCGGGGCTCTACTTCACGGAGGACCCCCGCGTAGCGGGTGGATGGGAAGATGAATCCGGCACCGTGAAGAGTGAGGGCTATGCCAAGATTGAGCAGGGCATGATGCCGGAGTGGGACGAGGTGATTGAGCCGGCTGCACGGCCCGACGTAGAGCGTGTAGTCGTCGAGGCGCTTGGGTCGCACCCGCAGGTCAAGTGGCAACTGGGGTATTACGGCAGCAACTTCCCAGAATCCGGCCGTATCCTTCATTTCAAGAATGCGCTCAAGGAGCTAAAGCGTACGCAGGACGTACGCAATGAGACGTGGGCTACGCCGGCCCAGTACGCCAAAGCAGATGCCATTCTGGAAGGGTACCGCGAGCCGACTCGGAGCGGAGCTGGGGTGCTCCCAGTGTACCTTTCCATGCAGCGCCCGTTCGACCTCGACGCAGCGGTGCCGGGCGCGGTACGGGATGCGATCGAAAACGCCGCCGCGAAACGCCTTGCGCCGCAAGAGGTCGACGCCATCAAGGCCGTACTCAAGCACAGCGTCAAGCAGGTCTCGGCGACCACCTGGATGGTCAACGGGTGGCCCGTGATGAAGTCGGTGGACGGCCGCTATCGCTCGGCGTTTGTCCGCAATGGCACGACGTTTGGAACGCTTGATGACGCCATCAAGGCAACCGACGCGCATGTCTTGGTCTCCGGTGAGGACGTGTACTACGCCTTGTCGAGGGTGATCGACAAGAGCGAGATCAACGCGATCCTGCGCGACGCTGGGTACGACGGCTTCACGCACATCGGCGGCGCTCGCACCGCCACCGACCCCCACCGCGTCTGGATCGCCTTCGAGCCCGAGCAGGTGAAGTCGCAGAACAACCGCGGCACCTTCGACCCGAACGACCCGAACATCCTCTACCAGCGCGACGATCCGATGCCCCCGGTGTCGGTGCGCCGCGCCAGCCGGTTGGTCGACAACGCCATGGCCGCGCTTGAGGAGCAGAACCCGGAGCTTGGGCCCGAGCGCGCCGCGCGCCTCCAGAAGCGCGTGCGCCCCATCGTGAAGAGGATCGAGATGCTCGCCCGGCGGGAGGCCGACGCCGTCGACCAGTACGGACGAACGGGGTTCTTCTCCGACGAGCGCGACGCCGTGGCTATGCGTGACGCGCTCTATGACGCGGAGGACATCCTGCGCGTTACCCTCGAGAACGAGACCAGGAAGGTCCGCGCGGCCCCGCCTATGCGGAGCGAGCGCACCGGCACTGACGCCATCCGCGCCCGACTCTCTGCCGAGGAGCGGTTCGGCGTCGCCATCGACACCGACGTCGACGACGCGCTGCGGTTGATGAAGATGCTGGGGCACCCGTTGAACGGGGGGCAGTTCAAACTCAGCGCGAAGGTCGGCAAGAAGGGCAACGCCCTGGGGTCCTACGACTTCGCCAACGACGTGCTCACCCTGGCCAAGTCCGCCTTTGAAAAGGGCGTGTCGTCACGCACGCTGGCTCACGAGATCGGCCACCGCATCTCGCAGTGGCTTCCGAAGGACAAGGCGGCCAACCTGCTCCGCCAGTACATCAAGGAGCGGCGCGCCGCGATCCAGGCCAATCCCACCTGGTTCGACGCAAACGGCCACCTCACCGACGTAGGCCGCGGCAACTCCGGCTCCTACCGCTGGACAGACGTGGACGAGTGGTTCGCCGAGCGCTTCGCCGACCACGCAAAGAAGCGCCTCGACCAGTGGGATGCGGCAACCCTCTCCGTCATGGACGCCGCGCGCTTCATGCTCGAGAAGATGAGGGCCCGCATTGTGGCGTGGTTCGGCATCGACGCCGTGCCCGCGATCGTGGAAGACCTCATGGCCGGCAACCTGGAGGGCATCGTTCAAGACGCGCGGCGCCCCCTGCGCGGCCGCTTGATCTCGGTCGCGCCGGACATGGACCCGCGCCGGCCGAAGGCGCGGCAGGGCGACACGCTGATGGCGGAGTCGGCTGAGGGTCCGTTCCTGGTGGGATACCGCCAGGGCATCGTAGAAGGCCTGGACGGCGACGCGGTCGAAGCGACCTTTGCAACCCAGGCGGAGGCGATGGCTGCCGTTGCGCCGGGCGGCCCTCTGGAGGGGTTCGACGTCTGGACCCCGTCGAACCAGACGCAGGTGACGTTGCCTGCGTTCAAGAAGTGGTTTGGCGCCTCGAAGGTTGTGCACGGGAACGGAGCGCCGCTCCGCGTGTACCACGGCACCACTCACGACTTCACGGAGTTCAAGGAGACCAGCGGGACGGAGGCGAATCACCACGGCCGCGGCGCGTACTTCACGACGTCGGCGCAGGACGCATCTGACCACTACGCGACGCGGATGGGGCCGGACATCTCTGCTCGGATCGACCTCCGCGCAGAGGAGTGGATGTCAGCCTGGGACGACGACGACGCTGCCGCTGCCTTGGTGGCCAGGTGGTCGGCAGCACATCCACGTCGTGCCGCAGATACCGCTCGTCTTGAACAGGCCGTGGCCGACCCCGAATACAGCGCAGCGGGAGAAGCCCTCCTGTTGGAGGTGGCTGGCTGGGCCGCAGAGCAAGACGTGGCGGGGCCCAACAACGGCGCCGTCATGCCGGTCTACCTGCATGTGGCCAAGCCGCTGGATCTACGCCCCGGCCAGGTCACGAGCATCAAGATGTCGGATGCCGTGTCGGCGATCGAAGCCGTGTCCGCTGGATACAGCGGGCAGGGTCTGGCGGGTGAGATCATCGGCTCGTTGGACGCGTCCGACAGAACGGTCAGCGCAGCCGAACTTGAGCGGATCGCGCGCTCGATCGGCGGTGGCAACTGGATGACGGAGAACGGCGACAACTCGGGACCGGGGCAGTTCCTCCAGGACGTGTACCGCCGCCTCGGGTTCGACGGGATCGTCATCGACGCGGAGCAGGTCTTCGCAAGCCGTGGCGCACGGTACGCAGGATGGACCGATCACTGGGTAGTGTTTGCGCCGGAGCAGGTGAAGTCGGCCACGGGGAATCGCGGCACGTTCGACATGACGGACCCGGACATCCTCTACCAGCGCACTGGCCCCGTCCGTACGGCCACCCTGTTCTCCGGCGGAGGCCTCGTTGAGGAAGGGCTGCGAGGGCTCATCACGCCGATGTTCGCCGTCGAGTCCGACAAGGCGATCGGCGAGCACTACCGCACCGTGCACGGAGACCACGTCCGCGTAGAGCGCGTGCAGGACGTTGACCTCTCCGGAGCAGAAGGGGCCGAGTACCTACACGCCTCGCCGGTGTGCAAGAACTTCACCGACGCCAAGTCGCTCGTGAACGGCGAGCAGCCGCTGGACATGGAGACCGCGCGGGCCACGGCGCGCGCGCTGGCGCAGGTGCGTCCGCGCGTGTTCACCCTCGAGAACGTCGCGGCCTACGAAAAGTCGGACGCCATGCGCGCCGTCACCGACGAGCTCACCCGCCAGGCGTACACCTGGGACGTGGCCAACTACAACGCGGCCGACTACGGCGCGCCGACCGTCCGGACCCGCATGCTCCTCCGCGCGGTGCGCGACGGCGACCTGCCGCCGCCCCCGACGAAGGTGCCGGCGGCCGACTGGTGGGGCACCGTGTCGGACGTGGCCGACACCCTCCCCGACGCCTCGGTCCCGCCCTGGATGGCCTCCAGGCTGGACGGTATGGGCATCGAGTGGCGCTCGCCCGCGAAGCCCCTCATCGTCATGGGCGGCAGCGTCAATAGCGGAAACGTCCCCTACGCCATCGCCGGCGGCCCTGCCCCGACGATCAAGGCCACGCCCAAGGAGCGCCACATCATCATCCTGCCGGGCGGCCAAGCGAAGGTTGTGACCCCGCGAGCCATGGCGCGCATCACCGGGCTGCCGGACAGCTACGCGCTCCCGGCGTCGCGCGTCACCGCCACGACGATCATCGGGAACGGGATGCCGCCGGCGCTCACGCAGGCCGTGTTTGGACCGTTGCTGGAGCGGTCTGACGTTCTCTACCAACGCGTGAGCACGCGGGTGCCCACCGCCAAGAAGGCGCTGGAGAACCCGCTGGAGTCCATGCTGCTCGTCGGCCTGGACGCCGCCAAGATGGATTCCGTCGCGTTCGCCAAGAACATGGACCTGATCGACGCCTACCCCAACAGCAGGCCTATCAAGGGCGGCGGTTCGGTCGACGCTCAAGCCGAGGCGTTCATCGCGCACGTAGCGGACAACCTCGTCTGGCTCTACGACCAGGTCCCGGCGGAAACGCGCGAGCGCAGTCGTCGGTGGTACGACGGCGCGCGCGCTATCGTAGACCGGTGGAGCGAGCGCTACGCGCTGACCGACGTGCAGGTGGCCGGCATGATTGCCGTGCTCTCTCCGCAAAAGGACTGGTACATGAACGTCAGTCTTGCGGAGCGCGTCATGGATACGCTCACGACGAAGCGTGACGTTCCGTGGGATGACGCGATGACGGCCACGGCCAACCGCATTCTGGGCCCGGAATACGCAGAGTTCATTAGCGGGACGGCAGGGCGCTCTCTCGGCGAGCTCGCTGACGTTTACGACAAAGCCGTGTGGATCCGCGTGTACGACCAGACGTACAACCCGCGTTCGTACCGCGTGTCCGACCCGGAGGGGGCGTTCACCGGCTGGGCGATGAACGGGGACGGGAAGACCCGCAGCAGCGTGGCGTGGAGCCCGTTCCCCGACATCGCCAAGGCGGTCGCGATCTACGGCGACGGCGCAATCGCCAACGTGAGTGCAAAGCTCGGCGAGCAGCACAAGGTCAGGAACTTCTACAACAACATGTTCGATCCGGCAAGCACGCATGGCGACGTAACGATTGACACGCATGCCGTGGCGTCGGCCCTGCTCCGGCCCTTGAGCGGAACCTCTCCGGAGGTTCTCCACAACTTCGGATCCGGCGGCGCGTCGAGCAGTTCGGTGTTCGGATCCAAGGGCACCTACGGGATCTACGCCGAGGCGTATCGGCGCGCGGCAAAGAAGCGCGGCGTGCTGCCGCGCGAGCTCCAGTCGATCACCTGGGAGGCGTCGCGCGGATTGTTTACGGCGTCGTTCAAGTCGCAGTCCAAAAACCTTGACTCCACTGCGGCGGTGTGGAATGCGTACCGAAACCGGAAGCTCTCCCTTGACGACGCCCGTGCTGAAATCCTCCGCCTCGCCGACGGAATCTCTCCCCCTGACTGGGCCAGATCCGCTCGTCGAGTGGATGCGGGCGCGTGGGATTCCTCTTTCCAGGGAGAGGTACCTGACCTTCGCGTTCGGGTCAGAGGGCCCGCCGGACCCGATGCCGGGGGAGCTCGAGGCGGGGCTGCCGAAGGAACTGACGGCGTAGACCGCCTCGCCCAGCACCAGGACTACGCGCGGGCGACCGGCCCCGGCGTCCGCGCTGCCGCCGCTGGCGCCCCCGTCGGAGCCCCGTCGCGGCAGGTGGAACGCAGCCCGTCCGCGTTGAAGGAGGCGTCGATCGTTGGCCGTGCCGCCGAGCCCGCCTCCGTCGACCCGGCAAACCCCTACGGCTTCGAGGCGCGCCGCTACCGCGCCAAGCCGAACATGACCCGCGAGGAGCTCAACGTCGCGCTCGGCTACCGGCCCGACCAGACCGTCTACGACGCGATTGACCTCCAGGCGCGCATTCAGTCGCACATCGGCGCAAAGCAACTCCGGGACCGCGGGTCCTGGGACTACGTCAAGAACGGGCATCGCACGTCTGTGCCCCGCGCGCGCCTCGCTGGCATCGAGGCCCGCGTCAACCAGATGCTCGGCGACCTGCCCGAGCTTGTCGCTCAGCGCCGCCGGGATGCTGGCGCGCCGGTGGGCGGAGTCGCCTCGACAACGACGGCGGCCACGACGCTCAACCTTGACGTGGTGCAGGCCACCCGGGTGCGCATCCTCATCGACCATCTTGTACAGAGCGGGTGGGCCTCCGACCTTCCGCCGAACCTTCGCATCATGCAGGTGCCAGACCTCCAGCAGTACCTCACCACGGCGCACTGGAACACGGTGGTCGACGCGCTCAAGGACGCGCGCTCGGGCTCCATGTCCTACGAGGCCAAGCTCGAGCAGTACAGCACGGGCGCCTACCTCATGTGGTGGCTGACGAAGCACCGCGCGTCCCCGCTCACGCCTGGCATCTCCGAGACCGGGCAGGCGCCGGAGACGGTTCCGCTCAACACAATCAAGGGCAGGATCAACGACGCGCTCACCAACCTTGCCTTCGATGTACTGCCGATTGAGGCCCGCAATCCGAACATGCCGGAGTGGGTAAAGACCGAGCTCAACGTCCTACGCCGCCGCGTGCAGGGCGCAAAGGCCGAGATCGCCAGCCGCATCGAAGACCTCACCACGGCCGACCGGCGCCTGGGCGGGCCTGGCCGGGCGTCGGCCGCGATGGCGGCCGTGGCCGGACGTGCCGGCATCCCCATCGTCGACCTCAACGACCTGCCCGCTCTGCGGGCCTGGCTCTACACGGCAGCGGCCCCGCCCGTGACCGCCGCGCCGATTCCGCAACGCGTGCGCCGCGACCAGCCCCGGGTCACCCCCGTCACCGTCCAGGAGATCGTGCAACGGCGCGACCTCGTGCAGCGCACGCTCATCGGAAACGGCGGCCACCGCCTCGACGCGGAGACGGTCGACGTGCTCGCGCGCCTCATGCAGAACCCGCCCGCGATCACTCGCGAAGACGCCGGGCACCTCTTCCTCAAAATGCACGCTGCGCTCAACGCGGCGAAGGCGCGCGGGGTCGAGGTGCTTCGCGCGGCCTCCGGCGCCAGCGGCGGCAAGGACAAGGTCGCCAACATCATCAAGGGCGGCGAGTACAGCGGCGTGGAGCTCGACGCCTACACGGCCTGGCACCGCGGCGTGGTGAACGGCGTGGACTGGTGGAACGCTCCGCGCCAGCCTGGGTCCGTCGCCAACCTCGTGGAGCAGGTGCTCGGCGTCGGCACGGCGGTCGAGGTCGAGCGGTGGTCCTTCGAGATCGTCGCGCGCGAGTACGTCGGCACCCTCATCGACGACTTCATCGACCGGCTCATTGATCGCGACTACGTCATCACTGCGCGGCAACTTGCCGAGTCGGTCGACCCCAACGGGCCGCCGCGAGACGTGCAGGCCGTGGCGCAGTTCGCTTCCGACGTGCACACTGCGATCAAGCAGATCCTCACGGGCAAGGACGTAGAGCTTGTCGGCGGGTACGTCGGTGCGACCGTCGAGGAGATCGCCGCAGGCAACTACACTCTCGGGCCGAACGGGGAGTTTCGCGGTGCCTTCCTGGAGGGGAAGGTCAACCCGACAACCATGACGCCGGAGGTGCGCCGCGCGGCCGCCGACCTCATTGCGCGCTGGCGACTCATCCCCGACCTGGGCGTGGAGCGCGCCGGCATCCACAAGGGCCTGGGCGCCGCGGACTTCAACGTCATCAACGCGGCCAAGGACGCGACCAACGGCCAGATCAACCTCAGCGCCGTACTCGACAACCCGCAGGTGGCGACGGAGGCCACGGGCCTGGGCGCGTCTCGCATCGGACGCGACGCTCTCTTCCCGTCGGAGTTGGCGGCCGAGCTTGAGGGCCTTCTGGAGACGAACGCCCCGGTGGGAGAGTTCTTCGCCGGGGCCCTGGTCAAGGATCGCGACAAGGCGGCCGTGGCGCTTCGGGCCTACGCGGAGGCCAAGCGCATGATCGCGCAGCACCTCATCGCAGGCGGCCCCACGCTTGTCGCGCCGCTCGTCGCGGGCGCGGGCGCGCTCCTGATCTCGGGCTCGGTGCCGATCACGACGATGGTGGTCGGCGGGCTCTACGCCATGACCTGGCTGCCGCCGACCATGCGCTACGCCACCAACTTCATGGGAGCACACCTCCAGGCCATGCTCGGCATCGGCGCAGCGGACACGATTCGGACGCTTGCCTCGCCCAGTATCGTGCGCTCGGCGCAGGTTGCGGTGCGGGAGTCGGTGCGGCTGACCGGCCTCAACAACGTGGTGGCCGCCGCCACGTCGGCCGCAGGCATGCTCCTCGGCGGCGGCAAGACCGACGCGGAGCAGCGCGTCATCGTCACGCGTGACGGCCGCATCTTCACCGTCGGCGACATCGTCCGCGAGGCCCAGGCGCGCGGGCTCAACGGCACGCAGGCCAACTACGAGACCCTCTCTGGCGCGGCCGAGCGCATCCAGAAGATCGTCGACACCGAGCCGACGGCATCGCCGAACGCAAAGGCCCGCGCCCTCTTCCGCAAGGTCTACGGCGACAACGAGATCGCCAACAACTACCGCGTATTCTACGAGAGCATCGACCTCTACTTCCGCTACGCCATCCTCATCCGCTCGCTCGAGGACGGGATGGACATGGCCACGGCCGTCCAGCGCACGTTGCTCACGACGTTCGACTACACGAACGCAGCGAACCTGGACAAGTTCGTCAATCAGGGCGTGATGTTCTGGATGTACCAACGGCGCGCGATCGACCTTGCCGTGTGGGCGCTCTACAAGCACCCCGACCGCGTGCTCGGCATGGTCCGTTTCATGCGCGATCAGGACAAGGTGTCCGGCGCGGCCGACGACGAGAGCGAGACGGTGCCCGACTACGCGCAGGGGCGCCCGGCGTTGCCTATCCCGGGCATCTCCAACGACGGCTACCTCGACGTGTCGAACAGCGGAAACACGGCAAAGCTCAAGATGATGATGCCGGAGCCTCCGACCAGCACGGCGCTCAACCTCCTGCTCGACGTGGCGGGCCTCGACGTGCCGGGGATGGCGTCTCGACTCAATCCGTTCTTCCAGCAGGGCATCAACCTGGCCGTCAACACCGGGAGCGAGCAGGACTACTACAGCTTCTGGCGGCAGCGCACGGCCGGCGACCCCCGCTACTTCGAGATCCCCCCGGGCTTCGTGGCCTGGGACCAGGGCGCAACCGGCGGCGTGTTCTCCAAGTTCTTTGGGTTCTACCCGTCGTACAAGGCGAACGACCCTTACTCCAACGTGCAGCCGGGCGTCGGCGTTCACTGGTACCCCAAGCGGTTCCGGGAGTGGGATGCGTTCCGCTCTCTCCTCCCGGGCGTCACCACGGGCATGTCGATCCTCGACCGCATGGACCGCGCGGACCTGCCGGTAGGGCCGGAGCTCGCGCTCGAGGTGACGCAGGCGGTCGACGAAGAGTTCGGCCTCGGCCTCAAGCAGGAGGTGGCGACCGACTACCCAGGGGTAGATCCGGTCGACGCGGCCCCGCGCCAGGCCGCCGGCGGAGTGGTGGAGATTTTCTCGCTCCTCGGGGTAAGCACCGCGCCAATCTCCTCCACGGTGACGGCGCGGTCGGCCGGGCAGCGCGCCTACGCCAAGGCCATCGAGGGCGCCGCGAAGGGTGCGCCGGAGGTCTTCCCCGACGTGGAGCCTACGCCGCCACCGGGCGGGACCACCGGCATCCAGCCGAAGCCGGCAGGCATCCGGCCCGAGAGGAACGGGATCACCGGGGGCAGGTAGACGAAAGGC